AGCTCGCCGACACCGACATGAATGACGACGATGCCGAATATGCCTGTCAGCTGTCGTGGGACGATTGGAATGCCGACGACGAAGAGCGCGGCTTTGGCGCCAAGTCGCTGGTGATGCACAAGACGCACAGCGCGCCAGTCGCGGGCATGGAATTCATCTTGAGCGATGCGACGCCCGATCGCTATGGCGATGTGATCGAGGCTGATGGCTGGGATTTCAGGTCGTTCCTAAAAAACCCCATTGCCCTGTTCAATCACGATCGGGACGCGCCGATCGGCAAGTGGGCAAATGTGCGCATCGCCGGCGGCGAGCTGCGCGGTGATCTCATTCTGGCACCGAAAGGCACATCGAGGCGCATCGACGAAATCAGGCGCCTGGTCGAGGCCGATATTCTGCGCGCCGTCTCGGTCGGCTTCCGGCCGCTCGAGTCCGAACCGATCGATAAAGGTCGCGGTGTGCGCTATCTGAAATCCGAGCTCGTCGAGACGAGCCTGGTCGCGGTGCCGGCGAATCCCAACGCGATCGCCGTCGCCAAGTCGCTCAACATTTCTGACGATACCGTCCGCCTGGTGTTCGGCGAGCATGCCGGCGAAGACATTCAGCGGCGCAATATTCCAATCACTGTGACCCGAGGCGGCGAGCATGCCGGTGAATCCCGTGGCGCAGCAGCAACCGGCGAGCATGCCGAAGCACAATCTCAATCGAAGGGAAGATCTCCCATGTTACTGACGCAACGTATCCAGGCTGCGGAGAAGCACATTGTCGGCTTGCAGGATCAGCTCGACACGCATCTCGGCACCATCAACGACGAAGCCCCGACCGACGAGCAGATGATGATCACCGAAGATCTTACTGCCAAGATCGAGGCCGCCAGCCGCAACATCACCAATCTGAAAGCGATCGAGGCTCGCAACGGCAATGGTGCCGCTGACGTTAGCGAAGTCGCCACGCGCCGCGGCGAACTGATCAGAATGCCGGTCGGCCTCACGCTGCGGTCGCCGAGAAAGCCCGATCCGCTCGATTTTCTGTGGCGCGCGCTGCACGTTCGCGCCGCCGCCAAAGCGGAAGGTCAGGACATCGATGTCATGCGGCAGAAAATCTACGGCAACGATGAGGCCACGCGTGCGGTCTGCGATATCGTGCTGAAAGCCGCGACGGCACCAGCGATGACGACGGTCGCAGGCTGGGCCCAAGAATTGGTTCAGCAGATATACGCGGATTTCATGGAGGCGTTACTCCCGCTTTCTGTTCTGCCGCGGCTGTCGGCCAAAGGCTTGAGCCTGAATTTCGGCGCCGCCGGACGGATTGTGATTCCGACCCGCAATCTGACGCCGGCGATCTCCGGATCGTTTGTTGGTGAGGGTGCCCCGATCCCGGTGCGCCAGGGTGCCTTTGCGGCGCAAACTTTGACGCCGAAAAAAGCAGCGGTCATCACGACCTGGACGCGGGAAATGCAGGATCATAGCACGCCCGCAATCGAGGGCTTGTTGCGCCAGGCCGTTCTCGAAGACACCGCCATCGCGCTCGATGCCATCCTGCTCGACAACAACGCCGCGACTGCGATTCGGCCGCCTGGCTTGCGCAGCTACGGCGCCGGCCTGACGCCGACCGCGGGCGGCGGCTTCGCGGCGTTTGTTGGTGATATGAAGCTGTTGCTCGGCGCGCTGCTGGCGGCGACCAATGGTAACGTGCGCTCGCCGGTGCTGATCATGAACACGACGCAGGCCTTCAACCTCTATTGGTTACAGCCCGCAACCGCGGTCACTGTCGGCCTGTTCCCGTTCCGCGCCGAAGTCGAGGCCGGTCGCATCGGCCCGGCCGCCTTGCTGCAGTCGTCGACCGTACCTGCCGGCACTGTGGTCGCCGTCGACGCCGCTGATTTCGTCATGGCCGGTGCTGAAGGTCCGCGGATGGAAGTCAGCGATTCCGCTACGCTTCATCTCGAGGACACGGCGCCTGCAGATATCGTCAGCGGCCCGAGCGGCACGCCAGTGGCGGCAACGCCGGTCAAATCGATGTGGCAGACGGATTCGCTCGCCCTAAGGATGGTCCTCAAGGCTAATTGGCTGATGCGCCGGCCGGTCGTTTCTTGGATGACCGCAGTCACCTGGTAGCGCGTTATTGCGACATGGACGCTCGCAATCCGCGAGCGTCTTAACAACAGGAGTCTTTTCCAATGGCTACCGAACCGAAACCGCCTGCAACACCCCCGAGTGAGCCGCCGCCTCCACCGCCGCCTCCGCCGCAAGATCTGAAAGCGAAGCTAGAGGCTGATAAGAAAAAATTGACCGAGGAGCGCGAACAGCGCGCCAAGGCCAACGAAGAGCGCGAGAAGAAGAAAGGCACGCCGACGCCGACGCAGGAGGAGTGCGATCTGCTGAAAATGGGACATTCGGTCGAGCTCGCCAATGATGGCTCCGGACCGGATCCCAACGTGCCGAAGCAAGTAACAGCCGACGAAACACAGAAGCCTGGTTATTCGCATCGTTCCATGAGCGCTGGCCGGTAAATGGGCCTAGTCGATCGCCTCACACGCATGGTGTCCTCGGTCGTCGGTAAGGCGACCGAGGGTGCTTGGCATCCGCCGCCGTATAATTTGCCGATTACGCACGGCTGGCTCGGCGACGAAGGGCGATCGATGAACTGGTGGCAGAACGGTCACACGCCGCGGCTGTACGGCAGCCAGCTCGCCATCATCGAAGCCTGCTTGTCGGCCTACAGCCAGACGGTGGCGATGTGCCCGGGCGCGCATTGGCGCGCCAACAGCAAAGGTGGCCGCGATCTGGTGACCACTTCGGCGCTGTCGCGGATCTTGCGCGGTGGACCGAATGACTATCAGACCATTTCCGATTTTCTGCTCAATGCGACACGGCAGCTCTACTATGACGGGAATGCTTATGCGCTGTGCTTGCGCAACCAGCGCTTTGAAATCGAAGAGATGCATTTGATGGACGCACGCTATTGCCGCGCCCAGATCGACGAGACTGGCGAGATCTTTTATTCGCTCGGCGGCAATTACGTGCTGCAGAACCGGCTCGGTGGCGCCATGACGCGGGCGCCAGCGCGCGATGTTTGGCACGTCAAATTGCATTCCGATCAGTTGCGCAATCCGCTGCGCGGCGAGTCGCCGCTCTGTGCGGCGTTCCTCGATATCGCCACCGCCATGATCACCCGCGGCCAGTCGGCGCAGTTTTATCAGAACCAGGCCAAGCCCGGCTTTGTGCTCTCGACCGATCTGACACTCGATAAGGACCAAGTGTCGGCAGCGCGCGATCGCTGGAACGAGCAAACCACCGGCGCCAATATCGGCGGCACGCCGATCCTGACCGCAGGCCTCAAGCCGGTGCAGATCCCGATGATCACCTATCGGGACGCGCAGCTGGTCGAGACCATGAAGCTTTCCGATCAGGAAATCGCCATGGCGTTCCGGGTGCCGCTGGCACTGCTTGGCATCGGCAGCGGGCCGATGGGCTCGACCGAGGCGCTGATGCAGGCCTGGGTCGCGAGCGGCCTCGGCTTTTGTCTCAACCATATCGAACTCGCGTTTGATCAGACCTTCGCGCTCGATGGCCAGCCGGATGAATATTCGGAATTCGATACCAAGGCGTTGCTGCGCTCGGCCTTCAAGGATCGCATCGAGGGCCTGGCGCGGGCGACGCAGGGCGGAATCATGAGCCCGAACGAGGCGAGAAATTCCGAAGATTTACCCGATGTAAAATTCGGAGACGAACCGCGCGTCCAGCAGCAGGTCGTCCCCCTTTCCGCGGCCGAGGCGATCCCCACTGGGCCGCCACACGCGCCGGGAAAAATTCCACCGGCGCCGCCGCCGCCGTCGTCGCCGCCAGCTGCCGGAACGCCGCCAGGGACTAACGCCGATGCAAGAGCTGCATATAAACGGATCGTTCGCAGTCGAACACGACAACTCGAGCGCCGCGCCGAATATCGACTCCTTAGCTGATGGCATTCTCGATGCCGGCGCTGAGGCGATCGCCGACATCCGCCGCGAATGGCGCCGCGAGCTCGAGCTGATCCAAGCGCAGCGCCAGGCGCTGTTGGCGTCGCTGCAAAGTGAGGCATCTGACTATCGGGTCGTGATGCGCGACCTGGCCGCGCAAATGACGGCCCAGATCGCCACCCGTATCGCCGAGCTGCGCGACGGTCCGCAGGGAACTCCCGG